CGATCTTTTTGCCGAAGAGTGCCACGGCCTCGGCGGTCTTTTCGATGCCGTCGGGCATGTTGGCGAACCGGTCGGCGATCTTCTCGAGCGCCACGGTCGGCGAGTCGCCCGAGCGCACGCCCATGGCTTTCAGGGTGGCGCTCGTGGCGTCGGTGGCCGTGTTCATTTTCTGCATGCCGACGGCCAGATTCGTGATGGCCTTGTCCAGCTGCTCGGCGCCCACGCCCGCGAACTGCGCGGCGTAGCGCAGGCGTTGCAGCTGGTCGGCGGCCACGCCCACCTTTTGCGCATCCTTGCCGATCTGGTCGAACTGCTCGGACAGGGTCTTGACCCGCTCGATCACTTCATTGGCGCCAAAGGCGGCCAGCAGCGAGGCGCCCAGCTTCTTGGCGGTGTCGCCGAACGCGGTCAGCTTCTTGTCGATCGAGCCGGTGGAGTCGGCGATTTTGTTCAGCTGCGCGATAGCCGCGGCGCCGTCGACCGTGATCTTGTACAGGCGTTCGATGGTGTCGGCCATGGCGGGCGTCCTTTGTGTTGGGCCTCAGACCGGCACGCGCCGGATGCGCGGGCGAATCACGATCATGCCGGTGCCCGACATGCGCGTCATGACCTCGCCCGGCACCATGTGCACGCCCGAAAAAACGACCTTCACGACGAACTGCTTGAACGCGGCGCGCTTGCGCGTGCCCTCGGCGGCCCAGAAGAGAAAGCCCCGGTTTTGCTTGGACTTGGCCGGGCGGCCCTTGCGCCCGATGGGCGCGATGATGCGGCCGCCGCGCGCCACGTTGCGGTTGACGATCGTGGCATAGGGCACGTCGCGCGGCATGAGGGCGAGCTGGTCGCCGGCGCCAAAAAACGGCGGCGCACTGCCCGAGGTGATCGGGCGCGCCGTGCCGCGCTTGGGCACGAAGATCCATTGCCACGAGGCGCCCACGTTGCCCAGGCGCCCGGAGTGCGCCATGGTCGATTGCGTGATGGCTTGCGCGAGCTCGAGCTCGACCTGGCGCATGGCGGTGGCCGCGAACAGCACCCCATAGAGTACGACCGTGCGCTTGTTGACGTCGTCGACGCGCTTGCCGGTGCGCCCGTCGACTTCCAGGAACTGCGGCGGGTTGCCGAGCGCGATCTGGATGGCGGTCTGCTCGCCCGTGATGTTGCGGATCATGGCCTGGATATCGGCCACGCTTTGCGCCTGCATTTCCACCGGCAGGGTCTGGCGCGCGAACTGCTGGCCGCCGAGCGTGTAGGTGCGCGTCTTGGGAATGACGTTGGGGTAGGGGGCGGCCATGGCGGGGTCGTCTTTCGGGGTTTCAATCGGGCGTCACGCCCCCGGCCATCCATTGCGCCTCGATCTGCCAGGCCCGAAAGTTCGGCTCGTAGAGATCGACCTCGGTTTGCAGCGACCAGCCCCCGGCGACCTGGATCGTGGAGCGCACGATCTGCATGAGGTCCCGCGCCGGCTCGTACTCGCGCGACCAGACGTGGACCAGGATCGTGGTATCGCCCTCGATCTCGCCGGTTTCGCACATGTCGGCATAGCCCGACGTCGAAAACAGCTGGCGGCGCACGGTGACGAGGGCGAGGGCGGGCGGCAATTCCGCGCTCTCCAGCGGCGCCCAGCCCCAGTGGACCGGCGTCGGGGCGAGCGCGGCTTTCAAGATATCGACCAGGCTCGCCTCATCGGTCATGGTGGAACATCGCGCGCAGCTGCGAGCGGCTCAGGTTGGCGACCTCGGGCACGCCGTCATCGGCGGCCGTGTTGGTCGGGGTGAAGAATTCGACCCAGCCCAGGAGCTCGCGCATCGACAGCCGCTCGACCGCGGCGGCGCTCATGTGCAGCCGTGCGCCCACGGCGAACACGATACGCATGTCCGCCGGAATCACGGCTCCCCCTGGCGCGGTTCCCCGTCCCGCGGTTCCCCGGGGGCGCCGTCGTTGCCCGGGTCGGTGTCGCCGTCGTCCTCGTCGCTGTCGCTGTCGTCGTCCGCCTCCTCGGTGACCATGCCATGCAGCGCCATGGCCCGGCCCATCGCCGCGGCGATCGCGCCGGAGAAGCGTCCGGGCAGCGCCAGCAGTGCCTCGAGACCGATCGGCGCCCCGTCCACGAACAGGCACGCCCCGAGCAGCCCCTCGCCGGCGAGGTCGCGCGCCGTGGTGCGCATGACCGCGCGGAGTTCCCCGTAGGGCAACTCGTGGAGCTCGACCCACCTGCCGAGCGCGGCCAGCCCCGGCGGCGCATCCTGGATTTGAAGCTCGAACATCACAGGGCCCAGCTGTAGGTCGGGACTTCGGTAAAGATCCCCGCGCCCGAGAACTGCAGGCCCTGGCCCACACCCGCGGTGACGGTGACCTCGCCGATCTGGCCCGGGCCCGCGATGTAGCCGCCCTTCGCGCCGAAGTCGATCCAGATCGCCACCGTCGGCTTGGGGCTCGTGATCGAGGCCTCGATCAAGTTCTCGAACCCCGCGGAATCCTTGTCCACGAAACCCGAGAACGTGAACGTGGGCGGCTTGTTGTCGCCGAGCTCGGTGGTGGTCGAGCACATGTCGTCCATGGTGATCGAGTCGGGCGCCTGGCCCGTGACCGTGATTTGCGCCATGCACGCCTCGAGCAGCGCGTCGGTGCCGGTCTTGGTGTAGCTCACAAACGTGCCCGTGGCCACGGCCGCGCCCAGGTCGGACGACTCCGCGTCGGGCAGGGTGAAGCTCGTCGCGTCGAGCGCCCCGACCGTGAAGGCGTGCCCGTCGAGATAGGGCTCGCCCGTGGCCTCGAACGTGACCAGGTCGCCGTCGGCCAGGTCGCTCGGCATCGTGGCGGGCAGGACCACGGGCGGTGACGCCTTGGTGATCGAGGTCACGGCCACCGGGGTGGGCGTGGCGGGGTCGCTCACGTCGGAGATGTACAGGTGCGCGTTACTCTTGATCTTTGCCACGGCGGGCCTCGCTTTCCTTCTACGGTTGGGACTGACCGCTCGTCGCGGCAATGGAGAGCTCGTCTCGCACGTGCGAGGGCAGTAGCGCGACGAAGTCGAAAACGCGCGCGGTGTCGTCGCCCACCGAGACGCCCCGCCAGTCGGGCTCGACGGTCGTGCCGGGAATGGCGCGGATCGTGATCTTCCAGGTGAGGCCGGCGAGCTCGCGGTCGGCGCCCAGGAATTCGCGCCCGCCCGCGCCGCCGGTGAGCGCATCGATCGCCGCGGGCACGGTGGCCACCGGCGCCCAGGTCACGACCACGCCCGAGAACCGGTCACCGGTGCGCACGGGGCGCTCGAGCTGGAGCCAGTGGCGCAGGCGGCCGGCTTTCATACGGTTGGCCTCATACCTCGGGCCTCCACACCATCGCCTCGCCCGGCTCGAGCGGGGCGGCGAGTGTCAGGGTGGCCTCGCGGTTTTCGTAGAGCGCCGAGAACCGGCGCAGCACGGCGCGGCGCAGGCTCGGCGCGAGCTCGGTCGAGGCGTGCACGCCCGCGACGAACTCGAACGCGATCGGGGCGGCGCCGGGCGCCTGCGAGGGTGCCTGCAGGTAGGCCGCGCTCACGCCCCCGGGGTCGGCCTGGATCACGGTGTAGCTCGCCGAGACATCCACCAGGTCGGCGTCGATGGCGGCCACACTCTGCACGTTGTTGAACGGCAGCGCGACGCGCACCTGGGCGCCCCAGCACTCGAACGGAAAGCCCCACCAGGCCAGCGGCTGCAGCGACAACATGTCGTTGGTGACCTGGATCACGCGCTCGAACAAGGTGGTATTGGCCGCGCGCTCGGTGTCGTCGATGGCCTGCGCCAGGAGCTCAACCACGTAGAGGTCTTCCAGCGTGTTGGTGATGCGTGACTGCGCCTTGGCCAGATCCTTGAACTCCTCGGGGAGGGTCGTGCGGTCGATCGAGACGACAGTCCAGCTCACGGCCGATCCTCCCCGAGGTGGGCGAGCACGCGCGCCACGACCTGGTCGACCAGGCCCGAGAGGTCCACCAGGTGCGTGTGCAATTCGCCGTCGCCGTCCTTCCACAGGAACGCGGCCCTCGATCAGCTGCAGCGTCGCGGCGTCACGCCCGGCCTGGCCCGCCGGCCCTTGCGGACCCGCCGGGCCTTGCGGCCCGCGCTCGCCGGCGCGCCCGCGCCCGACCACGCACTGGTCGACGCCCCCCGCGTGCAGAAACAGGCCGTAATCCTTGACGTAGAGGTCGCCCTCCGCATAGGTCGCGCCCGCCACCCAGGCCGGCGCGAGCCGGAATCCGGCGGTGCCCACGCGCTGCCAGCTCTCGGCGTCCGGGCCCGGCGCCTCGGCGGTATCGCTCAGCGCCTGCCAGTACTGGCCAATGAACGCCTGCACAATCGCGCCCTCGCGGTGCACCTGGCCGGGCGCCCAGACGCGCGCGGACAGGCCGGCGCCGTCGAGACCGTCACGGCCCGGTTCGCCAGGGGCACCGGGTTCGCCGGCGGGCCCGGCCTGGCCCGGCTCGCCCGGCTCGCCAGGTTCTCCCGGTTCGCCGGCCAGGCCTTTCTCGCCCGGCGGCAGCGCGAGCAGCTGCTCGGCGAGCGACGCGCGCAGCGCCTCGAGCTGCGCGCCCACGGTGCGCACGTGCGCGGCGAGCTCCTCGCCCAGCACGGTGCCGAGCGTGCGCAGAATGCGCACCTCCGCGGCCGAGATCACGTCACGCGCGGAATCGTGCGACGCGGTCATGGCACCTCGGCCCGCATGGCGTGCGCCACGGTGTCGCGCATGATGGCGGCCGCCGCGGCTTCGAAGGATTTGCCGGCGCCGCCGTCCGCGCCCGGGTCGGCATTCGGGTCTGCGGCGGGGTCGGCGTTCGGGTCGGCATTGGGGTCCGCGTTCGGATCCGCGTTGGGGTCATTGGCGGCCGGCGCCGGGCGCGGCGCCGCGGGCTTGGTGCCGAGCGCCACCATCTGTTGCTGCATGTAGGGCACGTCCCCGAATTCCTTGGGACTCAAGCCCTCTCGCGCGCGCGCCTCGTTCGGCGTGAAGAGGCCGCCCTGGATGCCCTTGCACGTGGCTTCGATGCGCCCGGCGAAGTCGAGCCGCAGGAGTGCCGACGTGTCGAGCTCGACATACTCGCCGCGCTTCAGGCCAAACAGGCCGTCGAGTGACCGCTCGAGGTTCTCGAGCACAGCGCCCAGCGAAATGGCGAGCCACATGTTGACGAGCTGCTCGACGTTTTGCAGCGTCGCATGCGACAGGTCGCCAATCACGGGCAGGGGAACGCCGTAGACCCGCGCAATGTCCTCGATCGAGAGCCGCTGCGCCTCGATCAATTGCGCGTCCTGGGACGTGATCGCCATCGCGTTGAACTTGAGGCCGTTCCCCAGGATCGGCAGCCCGCCCTGCGCCCAGCGTTGCGACTGCTCGTCAAACTTCTTGCGCAACATGTCGAGCTGCGGGCCCGTCAGGACCTGGTCGGTCGAGAGCACGCCACTCGGGCGGCTCATGCGTTGGAAAAATGCCAGCTGCGAGCGCGAGAGCGCCACATTGATGCCGGCGGCCAGCGCCGCGGCCGCGATCGGCGACTCCCCGAGCAGTGCGTGGCGCGGGCAGTAGCTCCTCAGGTGCAGCACGTCGCGCGCGGGCGCCAGGCCTTCAATCAGGTCGGGCTGCAGCGGATTGCCGCCCACCGAGTAAAAGACCGAGCCGTCCTCGGCCACGAAGGGCGCGCAGCTGCCGCGCGTCATGCGCCACAGCGTGTCGACCTCGCCGCGGTTGTTGCGCAGCGCGACCGCGTAGGCCTGGCCGTCGAACTGCAGCGCCGCGACCATGTTCAAAATGAACTGCGGCCAGGTCTCCACCGGGTTGGGTTTTTGCAGCACGCGCGCGGCCGCGGAGGTCGTGATCTCGCTGACGTTGCCCGCGGCGTCGATGGCCATATGCGCCGGGTAGCACTGCGAGACCGCGCGCGCGTTGGCCATGACCGCGGCGTAGGCCGCCGGAATGAGCCGAGCCTGGAAGCCCGCGACCCCGACCCCGCGCTGGTAGCCGTCTTCCCAGCCCCCGAGCTCGACCATCTTGCCGTAGGGGCTCCAGCCAAAGAGCGGCCCGCGGTCGCTGCCCTCGTCGGAGCTCCCGGGGTTCGAGAAAAAATCCTTGGCCCGCGCCGCCAGGCGTTGCCAGCGTGACGCGAGGGTGACCGCTGCCGTCATGGCAGCTGGCCGGGATCGTCAGGGTCCGCGGGATCGTCCGCGGGGTCGTCCGGCTCGTTCGGCTCGTTCGCCGACTCGTCGTCATGCTCGACCGGCGGGGTGGATGCCAGCGGCGCCCGGCGTTCGATGGATCGCCAGTCGAAGGCGCGGCCGCGCCCACCGGCTGGCCGCGCGTCGGAACGCACGCCGGCATCCGGCATCCAGGATACCTCCTGGTCCTCGTCGAGCGCGTCGTCGAGGGGGAACACGATCGCCAGGCCGCCCATCACTTGGTCACCTTTCCCTTGGGCTTGGCCCCCGGGGTGCGCGGGGGCACGGCCTCGCCGGTGCGCGCGGCGGTATGACCCTGCGGCGCCGGCGCGTCGCTGGTCACGGGCGGGCCGAGCCGGCCGCTGCGCGCGGCCGGCGGTTCGGGGGCGGGTTCCGGCGAGGGCGGCGGCGAGGGCGGCGGCGAGGGCGGCGGAATGCCGGCGATCGGGTCGGCGCCGTATTCCATTTCCCGCAGGAACCAGGCGCCCACGCGCGGGTCTTGGACCGCGTCGTTGGCAATGAGCGCCTGCGCGAGGCCGTCCTCGACGTCCACATAGCCGATCTGGCCATTGAGCTCGAGCAGGGGCTTGGGCGCCCAGACCATGACCATGATCAGGTGCCCCAGGCGACGGCGGTCAGGACCTGCACCGAGCCCGGAATCATGATGTTCCAGTCGATCTCCCAGAGCGCGCGCAGCGCCGAGGAGTTGGTCTGGAACAGCGAGCGCACCGGGTGCGCGGTCACCGGCGTGGCGCTGCCGTCCACGATGGGCAGCGGCGTGGTGTCCTCCTCGTGGATCGTGGCCACGTCGGTGCCCAGGAATTGCGGCACGCCCCCGGCGAAGTTCAGGCCCGACCCGTCCACGAGAAAGACCGTCGTCGTGGGCACGGTGGTCGAGGCGATGACCGGAAAGCCCATGAGCGTGCCGCCGCTGATGGTCACGCCCGGGAAGGCCGGGAGACCGCTCGCCGTCAGCGCGAACGCGAGCGCCGCGGAGTTGACCGGGTTCATGATCCAGACCGGCTTTTTCAGCAGGTTGGCCGCGGCCATGGCGGCCACCATGACCTGCAAGTCGGCGTAGATGGCCGAAACCGTCCTGCCGGTCGAGGGGCGGGTGTTGCCGGCGCCGACGGCGTTTTGGATGCCGCCCGGCGAGACGCCCGCAATCGGGGGCGTGGCGCTCAGGAAATAGGCATCCAGCATGATCGCCGTGTCCTCGATCATGAACTGGCGGATAAGGGTTTCAATGTTGGGCGTCGACCGCTCGAACAGCTCGTTCGTGAAGGTGCCGATCACGCCGAGTGACTTCGGCGTCAGTTTCTTGCTGGTGACCGAGGCGGCGCCCACGCGGATGGGCGCGCCCTCGGCGCGAAACGCGGCGGCCAGGTTGGGCGTGCGCGTGGCGCGCATGGGCACATTGATGGCCGACGACCCGTCGAATTGCAGCGTCATCATGGGGATGCGCGGCACGACGGACTCGGGCGCCAACAGCTCCATGAAGGCGG